GTTTGACCCAAAGTAAGGAGGTCATATCATCCATAGGAGAGATGTTTTCCCCCCAGGGCAACATAAATCCAAAGACTATAGACGATATCGCTGCACGCGATAGCGAGGTGTCTGAATGGAAAAAACCAACTGTCCGCGACTTGCCAGCAAGCGTGAGGAGGAAGACTACCTCCCACGAACAATTGCTAGGACTTGTCGCAAAGAACCTGTGTGACATGCAGGTTCTGGTAGCAGAGAGAGAATTCAGGACAAACGTTTTCTTTCCCTGCTCAAATGTCATGTTAGTCCCAGATCACGTGTTTATTCACGATGAACTTGATTGTAGGATAATGAGGAACAACACTCATGGTGGCTCTTTTGCTACAAAAATTTCCAAAACACTATCAGTCAAGATACCAGACCACGATTTGAGGTTGGTATGGGTCCCCAATGGTGGTGACTGGAAGGATCTCACGACTTACTTGCCAACTAGCAAGTGTGAAGACCTACCAGCTACCCTCATATATAAGGACACTGGAGGAGACGTGACGAAATCCCCTACATTTGCAAAATTTGGTTATCAGAAGTGTGGTAACTTGCAGGCCTATTGGGGTGCAAAGTATGAGCTAACAATAAACACATTCCGAGGATTGTGTATGGCTCCTTTGATTAGCGAAGAAAGAAGTCCCGCTATAATAGGATTTCACTTGGGCGGTCGTGATGGATCGACGACAGGATGTTGCGGTTCTATAACCGCCAAAGATCTTGCAGACACCATGAAAATGTTGTCTCGCAAACCAGGAGTATTGTTGTCACATGACACCGGTACAGCACGCACAGAGATAATGGGAGTCCAGTTCTATGAAGGACCCCAAATTCACCCTAAAAGTCCAGTAAATTTTATGGATGAAGGTAGTGAAATATCAGTGTATGGTTCATCTACGGGCCGTGCCAAATATTATTCTGATGTCGTGCAGACACCCATCTCTGCTTCGGTGGCCAAACACACCGGATCTACAAACAAATGGGGACCGCCCAAATTTGGTAGTGGTCACCCATGGCACAAG